GACTGATTATCGCTACCAATAAACGGTGTGCGATACTCGGCTGTCAAGCAAGTTTTGGAGAGGGTTAAAATTGTTTTAATCATAGTGTTATTATATAGGACTTTTTATGTGTTGGCAACCATTTTTCGAAAAATAATTTTAAATATTTTGCCACTTACCGTGTTCAATTGGAACCCAATGTGCTGGATCACGGACAATTTCAAATGAAGTTGGTGGCCATGTAATACCATGGCTTGCAAGATGTGTTTGCACCAAGTATTCGGGATTGTATTTAACACCTTGATGATACATCTGGTCAAAATAATCTACTGCATCTGCATAGATAGACATTGCAACCGGTAATCCAATGGCAAATTGGTCGTTGAAGTTTGGTTCATAACCATAACGCTGATTGTTGGGTATGTATATTGTACCTGGTGATTCCAATAAACATCTGTGTGCCAACTTCAAATCAATAGGTTCTGATAAACCAAAGTCTGTACGAGAACGAATCACTAAATCATAATCATCAAGTTCTCTACGCCACTTGTCACAGTACTGAAGGCATTTGTATTGTTGCCAAACATTTGTTGGTGTACTGTTGTATGCTTCGTATTCTCTTGGTGCTTCTTCGATTGCGGAAGGATCAAGTACCTCAATGAATTTGATTTTGTACCAAGGTGGTAGATGTGCTTGTAGTTTATCTCTAACTTGACCGGCAGATTTTAGATCACACCAATTCTCCGAGATTTTTGGGTCCCAACCGAAAGGTCTTCGCCAAAATACAATGTATAAATCAATTGCTGATTTAGTTAAATTTTGTAACTGAGAATCAAAGTCTATTGAGAACCGTGGATTACCTGTTAGTAATAGTGCTGTCTTCGTCATTCACATATTTCCATTTTATATCTTCTTTCACAATTGGTGCATCGGGATTAGAAATACCCTCAAACACATCCCATAATTCTTCTTTCACAGCAAACTTTGCCCATAGACCAGTTTCTAAACTATATGCTTCGAGTTCCCATGGATGATGGTAATAATCTATTGCATCAGAATCAACTGTAATGCCTTTCCACTTTGAAAGAGTTTCATTCGTTTCACCATAAGCAAACTGTTTGATGTGAACCATCTCATGTGCAAGTGTTTTGAATATCTCTGCGGCACCAAGCCACGGATGAATTTCAATCATAAACTCTCTTGCTTTGTTTGAAGCATTATATTCTTCTATTGAAGCGAAAGCCCAAACTTTTAATTTCTGATTGAATTTGATAGTGAGGTGTATGTTGTCTCTGAGTCTCTTGGATGGTATAAGATTTTGAGCATAGAATTCCACAGCCCTTTTCACAAAAGGTTTGAAATCTTTATCTGGACAATTAATGATATTGACCTGCATTTTGGCTCCAGTGACTACTGGTATTTAGGTGCTCAAAGATTTCATAATGTGAAATTAAACTTGAGTTACCTGAACTCCAGCCTTCTCTAAGAATCTAATCCCGTCATCAGAACGGTAACTATTGCGATAAAACACATTATTAATACCAGACTGGTAGACCAACTTGGCGCAGTCCAAACAAGGAGCATGAGTAATGAATAGTGTAGCATTAGCACCACTTTCAGTCGATTTCGCCAACTTTGCAATTGCATTTGTTTCAGCATGAAGTACCTCAGGTTTTGTTTTCAATGTATATGTTGCATTCAATTCTTTTTTATGTTCTTCTTTCCATGGACTGATTGGATATTCATCTTCACAATTGTTATCCCAACCGGAGGGCATTCCGTTATAGCCAATGGAGATGATGCGGTCATCTTTTACAATGATCGCACCAACGTGAAGCCTACGTGCTGAGGATAGTTCTGCAAACACCTCAGCCGTTTTCATATAAGCATCAATAAATTTTTGTTTCATAATATTTGGTCCGGCGACCAGGAATCGAACCTGGATTGATAGCTTAGAAGGCTACTGTTCTATCCATTGAACTACCGCCAGATTTTTAAACTTCAATATACTGCAATTCAAAATTATCAGCACAATCTTCATAATCTACGTAACCACGTGGATTACATACAATACGAGTTGAGCCAATCATATAATCAAACTTGTCGTGTGTGTGACCATGAGTCCACACTTTAATCATTGGACGATCCAAAATAAATTCGGATAAATCCGAACTATATGCACCATTCATCATCGTATCGTTCTGATACTTAGGCTTAGTCGATAACTTAGATGGAGCATGATGACCAACAACAACGATTTTTTCATTAGGTAATCCTGCACAAACATCATCAATCAATTTCAACATTGCTTTGTGTTCAGTAACAGATCGTTCAGGACTAAACTTACCTGTACGTGTATGATAATTACCATCAGCATCACGATAATGAGTAGAAGCATCCGAATCTTCAATGATGCGGTAATCATTCATGTAGCCTTTGATACTATACAAAGTATGTGGGTCTTCTTTGTTCATATCAGTCCAAAGAGTGCCACATATGAATGTTACATTATTAAAAGAAACAAATTCTTTTTCCATAACATGAATATTTGGTAAGTGAGCCAATGCCCCACGTAGTTGGTCATAAGATTTGGAAATGTCACCATGATAATGTTCGTGATTACCCATAATGTAAATAACATTCTTGAATTCTTTGGAACATTGTTCAAAGAATTTCATCCAATCTTTACTATTACGTATAGATTCAGGAGAAACTAAATGTTTAGCAACACAAATATCACCGGACAGCACCAATACGTCAGCACCTTCGGTATTGTTAAGTTCAATTCCACCAAACTCAAGGTGAATATCTGACGCAAGAGCAAATTTCATATTAGCCTTTAACTTTTTCCAAAGAGTCTTTTCGCATGTAATGGAGTTGTTGTGTCAGAGTTTGTGTTGGTGGAAATTTAGTCACAGGAATAAAATCGACACCATCAATCTGTTTCAAATCCCAATGCGAAAAGGTATAATACACCTCTGTTGGAGAGAGGCGATTACGCATTTTAATATATTTTTCAGTTACAGGTTTCATGGTTTAATCAACATAAACAAAAAACAAATAGCCAGCACGGTAAAAGTTGGCAGGCGTCCAAACAGTGCTCCTAAAAAAGCACCAATGGCAAAAATACTTGTGGGGGTTAAAAGAAGTTCCATGTTAGAATCCGAGTTATTTACAAGGATTCTAACAGAGTTCACATATTATGGCAACAGGTCTGTTGTTTTCCTGCTACCAATCTCAATCTTACGTGGTTTCTTTTCTTCCGGAATAATATTTTCCAGATTGATAACCAGTAATCCATCAACAATATCGGCATCTTTAACAACGACCGTATCAGAGAGTACAAATTTGTGGGAAAAATCCCTTGTACCAATTCCACGGTGTAGGTATTTGTCCGATGTTCTGGCAGTTTTGATAGCACCATTTACGTGAAGTTTTCCACCTTCTGAAGTGATTTCAATCTCATCACGTTTGAAGCCGGAGACGGCAATCTCAATCGTGTAATTTTCATTATCTTCTTTAATAATATTATATGGTGGATAAGTTTGAATTTTAGCACCTTGTCCAAGAAGATTATCAAATTCTTCAAAGGTACTTAGTAGTCGGTCGAAACCAACAGTGGAAGGAAGCAAAGATTTGCCGTATGGCAATGATAGATGTGTCATAGTTTTCTCCTAAAAGCGAGTTGATTAAAAGTGATACCCCGAAGGCATATCTGCTGGTTACTTTATCCAGCGCCTACTAACGAGAGACAGTTCAATTGCTCGGACGCCTTTTTACCGTTGACATCAAACGGCCCTAAGGTGGGCTAAATTGGCCCGAGGAATTATTAGCCAGCCTAACCTCGGACTGCTGGTTCCCATCCCGATGAGATCCTTTTATTTATCCAAGACTTGAGGTTTTTTACCAATATTATATTTTGGTACCAATTCCCAATCTGCTTTTTCTTTATGTGAAATAATTTTTACTTGTGAAAGAGATACTGTTGGTTCTGTAGTTTGTTCTTTTGTAACAATCTTAATAAGTTCCCAATCTTCCAATAAATTAGCCACAGTATTTCTACGTGCAATATCATTCTCAGTAATATCTGTTGGTTTACCATCTAAAGCAAAAAGTTCTTTAAAATGGGTAATATAATATTTACCTTGCTTGTGTAGTATGTGACAAGACTGATAGAGTATTTTTTCTTTTTTTGATGCAACACCAATTCTGGTAAGAGTTTCTCTAACCTTCAAAAAATCATCTTTCTGGTCAAGTGTCACCTCTACCATATCTTCTATTTTAATCATCGTTTATTCACTCCGCCTTTTTCTAGTTTTTCTTTTATCAAAGCGATTTGTTCATCTGAAAGAATACGTAGGGCTTCTTTGGCTTTTTCATTAGAATAACCAAAATACTCCTTCACACACTCTATGTCCTTTATGGCTGTGGCTTTTTGCCACTTTTCAAACTTGCGTTTAATAGGCCTAACGGTATTTAGAAGATATTGGTATTGAAGTTTTTGGGGGAGTCCATGGTTCATATTCATCTGGTTAGCATATAGTATGCAGTCCATATGATATGAAAGGGCACGATTTATGACAAACGGTACATAGTCCTTTTCAGTCTCAAGTACATCTTTCTTTGTCTGTAAGATGCTTGGAATAATATCTTTAAAGAGGTCAGCCATTTCACTTAAACTCACACTCAATCATAAACTCAGTCAAACATGCAACCAAGTTAATCTCTTGGTCTGCAACGAAAGCGGCTTGATATTGATACTTGGAGAGCACCAGGACAGCAGGAGGTATGCTTTCTGGCTTGAGAAACTCATACATGTTATCATAAATTTTACGCAGAATTGTAGCAGTATCGGAATCAAGATTGTTAGTCACCCATTTACGTGCAGTAGTAAAATCTTTAGCTTTCAGTGCTTTGACCAATTCTGTGATGTTTACATCCGAAACAACTGCAAGAATACCTTTATCGATAGTCTTATCTTCATTTGAAGAATATCTTTGAAGTTCATTCAGAATACGGCGATTATCGGGAAAGTGTTTTGTGATAACAGCGGCAACTACCGACTTATCATATGTAACACCTTCTTCAGTAAGCAACCATTCCACACGTTTGAAGAATTGTGAGGCCATCTTGGCTTTCTGACCATTCTGTAATTTGAATTCAATCACAGAACACCGTGAATGAATTGCATCCATAATCCTGTTCTTAAAATTACAGGTAAAAATGAATGAACAATTTACGGCAGTTTCTTCGATAGAACCACGGAGTGCGGCTTGTGCGTTTGGAGATAGATAATCAGCCTCATCGATAATGATGACCTTGCGGCCACCAGAGAGACTCATTGATGATGCATAATTTTTGACTTTAACACGGATGTTGTCAACACCGGTTTCTTCCGAGCCGTTAATGACGATGTAGTCGCATCCGACTTCTTCACATAAGGCTTTTGCAATTGTAGTTTTACCGACCCCTGCGGATCCAGTAAGTAGCAAATTTGGGATTTCTTTTCTGTTAACATATTCCTGAAAGGTTGATTTAATAGATTCTGGAAGAATACAGTCCTCAATTTTGTGAGGACGATACTTTTCCACCCATAGCATTTGATTGCTTTCCATTCACATACTCCATAATATAAAAATTCATTGTATCACATCTTTCGCCAAATGTCATTCTCTTTGACGTAAAGTTTACCATCAGGACCTGGTACAATATTCACCGACACACGCTTCTCAGTACCAGGTTTATAATTTGGTCCATACCCCACAATATACATGCTATTTGTACCATATACTTTTGCTGGCGGTAATTCTTCACCATAAGTTGCAGTTAATTGCAAAATTGGTTTCTTTTCGAGTAGTCCTTCTAGTTCTTTTGTAGGAAGTTCATCTTGTTTATAAACAATTTTTTCCTTAACCTGCTTATAACCTTCAACACCAGCCAAAAAAAGGCCTGAAATCCCCAGGCCTTTTAAGAAGTTTCTGCGTACAGAATTGCTCATTTTGTTTCAGATAAACCAAGGTAAAGTGCTTCAAACTCCGAATCTTCAGTCACTTCTTCTTGGAAAGATTGTTTGTGATGAGTCTTAGCAAGTCGATTTAAAACCTTTTTCGGAATCTTATGTGCATCATACAATGCACCAATGATATCTTTGATAGCTTCCTTGTGTTGTTCAATCTTTGACATTTCATTTGAAATTTCATTCAAACAATCATGGATAGATTTCAAATCATCTTCGGTAAAAGAACCATAAAGAGTTGTCACAGCAGTCATAATTATCCTTCGTACTTAGAACCAGTTTCAGTTGTGATCCAGTATTCAACATTTACTGTTGCGTTCTTGAAGTGACCAATACCTTTAGAAGA